GATGCTCGGACTCGATCTCTTTCACGAGGGCATGGCGGCTGCTGGTGGCATCGAGCACGAAGGGATACTTCTTGCTGGCGATGGCCTTCGCATCGGATTCCTTGGCCAGCCGGTCCCTCAGCACACCGCGGGCTTTGTCGGCCTGCTTCAGTGCTTTCTCCATCTGGCGGCGGTATTGGCGCACCTGCTGCGGGGTGTATTCCACCTCGTTGCCTTGTGCGTCATTGCCGGTGTAGCCTTCCTGCTCGTGATCCTCGGCCCACTCTTTGGCTGCCTGCCATTGCGCTTCGAGCTGGGTCAGATCCTGCTCCGTTTTCACGGCCTCGAATCCTTCCGGCATGCCGTAGAGCGGCGTGCCTGCTGTGGTGCCCTGGCTTTCCAGCTCCTGCACACGGGCTTGGATTTTCTCAAGCTGCTCGCGCAGTTCGCGGTTTTTGGCCCGCGTCTTGAAATTGTCCTTTTCCAGTGCCTTGAGCTTGGCGGCGGCTTCCTTCGTGTCCTCGGGAGCGTCGTCATTGTCGCCTGCTTCCCCGTCGTCCGCATCGTCGTTGGATTCGTCAGCATCCGATTCGTCCTCGGCGGTCACCTCGGCAGAGTCGTCCTCATCGTCGGGCAGGATCGCATCGCGGTCCTGATTGGTCCCGTCCGTGTTGTTGGACTCATCGGCGTCATCGGTTCCCGCGTCGTCGTCATCGTCGGCTGTCGAGGTGACAGGTGGAGACTTCGGTTTTGCGGCGGCTTGTGTCGGCTGGCTTTTGGCCTTGGCCTTCACCGGCTCTGTCTTGACTCTTTCCGCTGCACCCATCGCGGCCAACTGCTCGGCAACCGTGTGGCCGGCCAGTGACTCAAAAATGGACAACGGAGATCCGCCAGGACCGCCCTGAACGCCAGCTTCTACGGGTGCGTTCGAGCCCGTGCCGCCTGCGGAGGCGACATCACCACCTGCCGAGCGGGCAGCCGGTGCGTTTGGAACCGCATGAGTTGAGATGAACATAAGACGTGCGCCCTGCGCACGCCGCCACTGCATCACACCACCTGCCTGCCGACAATCTCACGCGCTCCGAATCTGACACGATCTGCCGCAATGTGAGGCGATCTGAGGTGATGTGCGGCTCAGTTTTCCGCTTTGGCTTCCAGCTTTTTCCGTGCCGTGAGGCGGATGATGTCTGCTCGCAAGTCCTTCAGGTATCGCGCCGCGCCGCTGGCCTCATCGCGGATGCGCGGCTCTTGATTGCGCACGGTCATCTCCGCATGCGCTTCGCCGATGAAGCATTCCAGCAAGCTCATCACGGCCCGCATCTCCCGCGTGTCATGCGTGGCTTCGAGTGCATCCGCAATCTGGCCTTCGGTCAAAGGACCGGCCTCCATGCAGGTTTCAATGAGCAAGCGTTTGGCTGGGCGTGGCATGGTGCTGGAGTGCTATTTGGAATGTAGGTTCGAATAATTAGCGTCACCGCAGGCCGCAGCACGCGCCGCGGCCTGCGGTGGAGTCTTACAGCCATTCGCGTTCACGCCAGATCTTCATGATTTCATCGACGCCATCAGCACATACTTGGCCGATTGTGTCCAAGCGGTCGATGCAATGCACAGGACCGTGACCATCCTCGAAATCCATCAGCGGTCCAGAAAGAGCGCCGCTGATAAGCTGAACATGGATTTTGCGTTTGAGATGTTTTTCCGCTTCTTCGTTTGGGGCAAGCGTGCCAAATCTATTTTTGATCATGCGGCCATTCTTGATGACCACAAGCGCATCAGCTTCCTGAGCCTCTGTGTTTTTGTCTTCAGGCTCCAGCCAGAGTATTTTGCCTTCAATCATAGTTTTAGTTTTGCGTGTTTGATTGAGCGTTCCCGACGCACAGCGGCGAACCATTGGCTGACGCCAACAACTCGAAAGAGTCTGTCCTATTTGTTGATTACGATTACTCACTCCACCACCGGCTTAAATCCCGTCCTACCCACCTGCGCATTTTCCGTGCGCTGCTGCACGGCAAACTGGAAGGCGGCCATGCGGCGGTTGAGCATCTCGGTGAACATGCCTCCGGCGGCATAGGCCTGCGCGACGGCGGGGTTCTTCTGCATCTGCTCTTGATCTACCTGCAAACGGGTGGCGGCATCCATGCTCTCGGTGACGGTGGGCTCCACGCCGGTGAGCAGCATGGCGATGGCGGCTTTTTCTTCCTCGGCCTCGGCGGCATTGCGCTCGCTGAGGCTGCCGGTGACCAGATCAGCGAGGCCGGGGTCGATGTTGTTGAGCAGCCACGATACGACGGGCACCGTGGGCACCTGTCCGGCGACGCCGGGAATGCTGAAGGCGTCCTTCAAAGCGCTCCAGCGCTTTTGCAGATACTCCATGTCCAGGCTCTTCACATCGAACTCCAGCACGAAATCAAAGCTGCCTGCGATCTCCTCGCGGGTGACCTGGAAGGGCTGCGGGCCATTGCCAAGCACGCGGCTGACATAGAGCGGGTCCATGAACTGCTGATCCAGCGCGAGGATGCGGCGCAGGATCTCGCGCTCTTCCATGAGGGCTCCGGCGACGATCCATTGCTGGTGCATCTGCACCTTGGCCACGTCGATCTCGCGATGATGCAGGCCGAGCAGATTGGCCACGTCCTTGCGGATCTCGTTGGCATCAAGGATGGTGCCTTGATCCAAGGGAGGCGGACGCATGTAGTCGGCATCGCCGCCAGACTCGACGGGCAGCTTCGTGCCGGGCTCGTAGTCCCAGCGGGCACCACTGCCAGCACGGCGGCCCGTGACCTTGACGATGGGCATGGTGGCAAAGCTCGTGCGGTCCATGCTGGCATCGCGCGTGCTCTTGAGCAGGTATTGATGCGTGCCAACCATTTCCGGCACGCCGCGGCTCTCAAACAGCGGACGTGCCTTGTATTCACGACGCAGATCGACGTAACAGCCGCCGTCAAAGTAGTAATCCAGCAAGCGGTTGACGAACACGAGTTCCTTGTCCGCTTTGCGGCGATCCTTGCCGACCAATGACGGATGCACGATCAGCTCCTGCACGGCAGGATAGCCTTCCTCATCGACGGTCTGCACGGTGATGCGCAGCACCTCATACCAGGTCTGCTCGCGGTTGCGATAGCGGGCGGTGAAGGTGTCGCGGGCGGGCTCGTTCAGGATGCGCTCAACACTGGCGGCGGTGGTATTGAGCACGGCAGAGGTATCGACAACGGGCTTCGGTCCCATGTCCAGCAGGGCGTCAATGGCTTCCTCGTTCCAGCCGTCGGTCTTGGCTTTGGCTTTGATCTCAGGTTCGGTGTATTGCTCAACGTGCGCCACCCACGGGGCGCGGTCCACCTGGCCGCACCAGTGCGGGTAAAACACATCAATGCCGGGCAGGTAGGCGCGGACGCAGGGCTTGCCCGGTTTGCGATACGGCGCGGTGAAGGTCACGCTGTCCTCGGTGCGCAGTTCACGCGCCACACGCCGCGCTCGCACGGGTGAAAGCAGCGGGTAACGGCGGCGGATCATCGCGACGATGGGCGCGACATCTTCCGCCCGCAGCAAGTCGTTCAGCTCGGCCTCGGCAGCATCGGCGATGGCGAGCTGCTGCTCAGGCGTGAGCAGTTCGCCATCGGCGTCGATGGGCTGCATGCCCGCCTCGGCGGCTTGCAGCCGGGCCTCGGCGAGTTTGGTCTGCGTGTGATCTTGCACCAGATCCTCGACGCTCAGGGTGACCTGCGCCGTGCCCATGCGCTGCTCCCACCCAACGTGCATGACGGCATGGCCCCAGGTGTGCTTGATCTGCCGGGCAAAATTGCGCTCGCGCCACAGCTCGGCACGCAGGCGCTGCCGCGTTTCGTATTTCATCAGCGTCTCGACCTTCTTGGAAGCGGCCGCATCGCTGGCCTCCATGGCAATGACCTGCACCTTGGCGCTCTCGATCGCCAGCATCTCCAGCATGGTGAGCTGGTCGATGGCTTCGCCTGCCAGATGCACGCGGGAATCGGCGGAGCCCTCGAAGGGGAACACCTTCTTGCCGTAGTTTGCGGCATGCTTGCGCCCATCCTGCGACTGTCCGGCCCAAACGGCCAGCGCGGTGCGTTCATGGTCTTGCATGTCCTGAATCCACGGCCCCAGATCGGTGAGCGAAAGCGTCATCTCGTCGATCACCCAAGTAGGATCGAGCGTTTCATCGGAGGCGACGACGTAGGTTTCGCCGGTTTCGAGGTCGGAAGTGAGCATGGCCGTGCGGGCAGGAATGGATCAAAGCAGCCCAAACTCCCGCAGCACAACGGCCTCATCATAGCGGTAATTGCCCATGGATGGCAAGAGGATTCTAGCCGGGCTGTCCTGCCGGCAGATGATCTTCCGCGCCGTGTGCTCGCCAATCCGAGCCCGCCGCGCATGCGCCATCACCTCCGCCCAGGTGATCAAGGTTTTCAACGCGGGCTTGCTCGCCGGTTTGGCGGGCGCGGTGGGTTTTGGGGTGGTGGTCATGGCGTGATGAAGCGTTGGAGTTTGGCGAGGGCAGTTTCACATTGAGAGTCGATAAGGTGGCCGCATTCGTAGTTTTTGAGTATATCCCTCAAAACTCTGTGAGCCTCCCGGATTACCTCGCGCATGGCGGCAAGCTGACGAAGCACATAATCGTCAGCAGGCTCGCCACCGATCGTGTCTTGATTGCCAAAGCCATCGGTGCAAATGCGGTCGAGCTGGTCGCGGAGAATAGCGTTTTCTGCTGCCGCATCGACGGCTTCAAGGTGCATGACAGAGTTGGCGATGCCGACTTGTTTCAAAGCTGCAATCTCGGCAGCCGGGTCAGCCATGCCAGCGCAGGCGTTGACGCAAGCCACAGCGCGCGCGGCAGTGCGGTGCAGCATCAGTGGATCGTGCCCATGGCGGTCTTCCATTGGGCGATCAATGCGACCGACTTTCCACGGCTCGCCGTAGTCGGATGTTGGTGTTGTTGGTGTGTCGCTCATAGTCTGATTGTCTCCTTGTCTGATTGTCTCAATAACTCCCGCCCCTGACGATCTCCAAACCCGCGGGCGGCACATGCTCCGGCCCGGCGAGGCAGAAGTAGCGCCACACGTCCACGGGATCTTTGCAGGCTTCGTCTTTGCGTTTGGTCTGCTCGGCGTAGTCGGGGATGGTGAAGTTTTGCAGGCCAAAAATGGTGTTGGTGCATTCGCGGTTCACGCGGGCTTTAGGCTGCATCAGGATGGTAGTGGCAAAGGCATCTCGCACGAGGGCGAGCCCTTCCTGCACGCGCACGCCCTCGGGCACGAGGATGGTGAAGCCATTGGGCAGGTCGTAGAACTCCTGCTGGATCGTCGCTCCGGTGGCTCCGCTCTTCCACTGGCTCCAGCGCGGGTCGCCATACGTCTCGAACGGCTCGGCACATAGCATGCCTTCCTCATTCGCCATTCTGGTTTCGTCATTCCGCGCACGCGGCACATGCAGCACCGTGCGCCCCTGCCACTCGCCGCCCGTCTCTGCCATCTTCACCAGCAAACGGCGGCGCATCTGCCACACCAGCTCGGCATACTGCTCGAAGTTCCAGCCGAGCCGCAGCTTCTGCGCCGGGCCTTCGTCGCCGTTCATGCGGTCCTTTTCGCTCATCACGGCCCACGGGCCGGGCATCATGTCGTCGATGGCAATGCTTTCGCACGGCCATTCCTGCGCCTGCCAAAACCGGCCCATCGGATCGACGATGAACCAGCCGATGAAGAAGGGCTTGGCCTCCGCGCCGTCGATGATTTCGTAGAGCGTGCCATCACGCGGCAGATCCTTCCAGTCGCACAGGTGCTGCTCCGGTTTCCACACGGCCTCGAACTCGCTGCGGCTCGCCGCCTCGGCGTCGCCGTAGAGCTTGATGCGGACGGTCTTCTCATCGGCTCCAGCGTAGTCCTTGGAGAGCTGGGGATAGACGTTGACGTATTTGTTCGCGGCGGTGTGGAGGTAACAAACCAACCGCGTCGGCTCCAGCGGATACGCGATCTTGGGCACACGCGGATCTTTGCAGCCGCCCTTCGCCGCCAACTCGGGGGCAATGACCTTGAACTTGTCGGGCTTCACCGCGCCCTGCATGAAGTAGCGCACCGTCGGCGTGAAGCCTTCCTCGGGCGTGTAAGTGATGAGATGCACGCCGTGCATGAGCGCCCCGAGCAGCTCGCCATGCGGACGCTTGGCACCGGGCACGCCATCCGCGAGAGGCACGAGGTAACTTTGCAGCGCCAGCATTTGCTTCCGGTGCTCATCGCGCTGCGTTTCGATGGCTCGCGAGGCGAGACGATCCTTCAGCGCTTTGACGTGATCGACGGGAATGCCTTCATCGGACCACACAAACGTGAGCGCGTAGCCGCGAAAGCTCTCCAGCTCTTGCGTGAAGAAACGAAACTGCACCATGCCGCCGCCAGTGTAGCGCTCGCCATTGGCCCCGGTGACGATGAGGTAACGGCTGAACTGGTTGTCGGTGAACTTGCCGCCGCTGAACTTAGCCTTCTGGTGCTTGTCCTGCTTGATCTTGCCCGCTGCACCGCCCAGCGCTTCGGGCGGCAGAAAGGACTCGATGGGCTTCTGCTGAAGGTTCTGCGAGTCCTCCTCGCGCCTCGACATGCAAAACGCCGTAGCCTTCTGCGCATGCTTCCAATGCTGCACCGCCAGCGAGGCCGCCACATGCGTTTTGCCCGCACGAATCCCGCCGCTCACGAGCACCTCCAGAACGCGCCCTGGATGCTCCAGACGCTTCCGGCACAGCTCCAACAAGAACAGCCACCAATCCTGCGGCACCCAGCCCTGATCCAACGGCTGCTCCGCCATCTCGCGGATCGCATCCGCCCGCGCCGCCACCGCCTCCGCCGCGCCTTCCTCGCCCAGCACCAGCAACTCATCCAGCGCCAACGGCTCAATCACCGGATGCGCCTCTTGCCCTGCATGCAGAGCTTCAATGACAAGCTGGGTGTCGGGTGAGATCATGGGGTGATGGGGATGTTTCCGGTTTTGCGGGTATTATGCGGAATGGTGGTTGGGATAATTACCGTTCAGCATATGCGGCCACCCCGCGTTGGAGGCGACTGAGCCGGGAGCGATTCAGTGCGCTCGACGGTCTTCTTTGTGCGTTTATTGAATACAGTTTGAAGGTGTTCCTTCACCACGGCGGTTTGTGCTTCGGTCAGTGCTCGGGGGTTTTGCACCTCAAACAAGCCTTGCAGCCAATAACAAAAGTTTTCGGGGGTCATAATGTGATAAGGTTAATGTTTGGACTTTGATGCTGAACAAAGAAAATGCAGGCCGCGGCTCGAAGATCATCTGTCGTGCAAATCAGGCTTGGCGCTCGCCGTCGCCTGATTTTCGACGGTTGGCGTGCATTTCCCTTCACGGTTCAAAACGGAATGTCATCGTCCTCCATGCCGTCGGCCATGGGGGCATCGCTGCCGCTGGTCACGGGCGAGCCTGCGGCGGGGCGGGCGGTGCGTTGGCCGCCGCCGTGGTCGTCATATTCGCGGGCATTGCCGAGAATCGGAAACTTGGGCGGATTGGCGCTTTCGCGTTCGTCTTTTGTTGTGGGCTCGCAGATCCAGTGGGTGTTTCCAAAATCGTCTTTGCCATCGCGATTCGGCACCAGCGAAAGCGAGAGATAAACCCGTTCTGCATTTTTGGGCGAAGGCTTGGCGCGTGCTTCGTCGAGGTTGATCACGATGCAGTCTTTGCCTTTGAGGCGCAGACGATAGGCACCTTGCAGCTTGGCAAGGTCGATGTAGGCATTGAGTTTGTTGGGCATGGTGTGTGTCGGTGTGCTGTTTGGCGTGTTACTTCTGAACAGGAGGCGGCGCGGGATTAAGCTCGGCGTGGATGTGCTTCACGAAATCAAGCACCGTCTCCATTTTGGCAGCAGCGTTGTCTGAGATGTCGATTCCAAATTCGCTCTCGCAAAACATGACGATTTCGACTTTATCGAGCGAGTCTGCGCCTAAATCGTTGAGCATGACATCTGCCACCACATCATCCGCGCGGCATTTCAAATGCTCGACGAGGAGATCGGTGAATCGGTGTTGGATTTCGGAGGCAGTCATGGTGTGTGTCGGTGTGTGGGTTGTGGGTGAATCAATCTTTGAAATCGGCGTCCCAGCCGTCGTCGGTGCGTTTGGATTTGCCGGAGGGTTTGCTGCGGGGCTCTTTCTTGGGCACGGCGTAGCTGCCAAATTGCCAGTCGCGCCAGTCGGTGCTGTTGAGTTTGGGCATGCGGCTGCTGAACCAGGTGCGCCAGTCCTCGAAGCGCACATGCAGCTCGGGCGTGGGGCCGCGGCGATTCTTGCGAACGTAAATTTTGGCGTCCTGCTCGTAGTCCTCGCGGGGCCAGCCGCCGTCTTCCTCGCCGTATTTTCCACCGCTGCTCCAGCATTGCGGGTTGCGCTCGCGACGCGGCTCGACGGCATCGCCCCAGCCTTTCTTCTTCTCCTCGCTGAGCGTGTGCCAGCCGAAGAAATACGGGTCGCGATGCAGCATCCACACGTGGTCCGCATACCACTCAATCGCGGCGCTGCCGCTCAGATCGGCGAGCACGGGCGGCTTGCCCGCGTTGCGGTCGGTTTCGCGGTTAAGCTGCACCATGAGCAGCACGGTGAGCTTGTAGAACTTTTTGACGAATTGCAGCGTCTCCATGACCTCGACCAGTGCCTCGCGCTCGTCTTTGAGGCCGCGCTTACTGACGGCTTTGATCAGGTGCAGGTGATCCACGACGATCCAGCGGATGCCGTGCTGGCGTTTGGCGACCTGCACCTGGCTGCGGATGTCGGCGGTGGAGATGGCGGAGCCGTCGGAGATGAGCAACGGCGCGGTTTGCACCTGGCGCACCTTCCCCTGCATGGCGTCCTGATCGGCGCGGGAAAACATGCCGGTGATGGCTTTGCTGGTGTCGATGCTGGCACCGCCGAGAATGATGCGGTCGTAAAGCTGCACGCTGCTCATTTCGGCGCTAAACACGAGTCCGGGCTCATTGCGCTCGACGGAAAGGTTGTGAATCAGCGTGGTGGCCATGGCGGTCTTGCCCTGGCCGGGACGGCCCGCGATGACAACGATCTCGCCCTGCGCGTCATCGAGGCCGTGCACGGTTTGATCGAGCTCCAAGATGCCGGTTTCAAGGCCCATGATCTTGCCGCGGTTCGCAATGGTCTGCTCCGTGCGCTCAACCCAATCAATCACGCCGCGCCGCGCGTGCACGGGACCGGTGGAATACTCGCCGGAGGCTTGCAGTGCCTGCACGCATTCAAACACGCGGCTCTCCGCGCGACCGACCACGGCCGTGATATCTTCGTCATTGGTTTCCGTGCCGTGATGCAGGCACTCGTCGATGCTTTCGGCGCAGGCGTGAATGGTCTGCCGCAGCGCCCATTTCTCGCGCATGATTTTCACGTAGTGCGGATAATGCGCCGAAATGGGCGTGAAGCTGTAAAGATCACTCACCTGCGCCGGACCACCAATGCGTTCGAGCTTTTCCTGATCACGCAGCCGGTGCGTCAGGGATACCGGCTCGACGGGCAGGTTTTTATCCAGCATCTCCAGCATGACCTCGAACAAGGTGCGGTTGCCCGCGTGGTAAAACGCTTCGGCCGGCAGCTTGGCGCGCACTTCGGCGATGCGTTCCGGATCTTGCATGAGGCAGGACAGCAGCCCTTTCTCTGCCTCATCGGAGAAGGGAAGGGCGCGGTTGATTTTGGCCAGCCGCTCCTCGGTGGTCACGGCGCGGTCTTTGGCAGGTTGGTCACTCATGCGTTGATTTGGTTAAAGGTTTGCCATGCGAGCCGCACCACTGCCGGAACTTGTCCGTTGCCGAGGCACCGCAATCGGTCCACCCGAGCGGCCACCCCATCAGCCACTCGACCCACGTCGGGTTCAGCGCACCACCAGCCACCGCATTTAGCGGCAGTGCATTCCGCTCCATCTGAGCAGGACCGCCGTTGTTGCTCGCATCCTGCACCGTTGGCGTTGGTAGCATCTTGACTTGAGCAGACAACTTGGCCTCGCCTCGCGAGTTCCACTTCCCTGTTTTGCGGTCCACCGCATCGTCCGCCACTGGCGTCTGCCAGAGTTTGTAATGCCTGTTTGGATTGCCCCGCACCGCTTGGATCAAATCGCCGCGTCCACCTCTCTCTCCGTCGCTGCTGCGCACCGTTGGCCACATCGCCACCTGCCCCAGCAGGCTCGCACGCTTGGAGCCATCGCGTTGATTGTGGTGCGTGCGACCATTCGCATCCTGCGCCGTCGGCGTCTGCCACGTCTTTTCGCCATCCCATGATCCAGATTCGTTTCCGTCGGTGTGGAGCTCCGGCATCATCAGCTCCCAGCACTCCCCAGATCGCATCATACCCCAGCGAGGCCAAGTTCCCGAGAACTGTTCCAAGCCCCCGAACAGTGAGCATTGGCGAGTTCTCCACGAGCACGTATCGCGGTCCCACCTCACCGATGATCCGGGCCATCTCCACCCACATCCCACTTCGCTCCCCATTGATGCCCGCTCCTTTGCCAGCGCAGGAAATGTCCTGGCAGGGAAACCCGCCAGAAACGACGTCAACACGGCCTCGCCATGCACCTCCGTCAAAGGATCGCACATCATCCCAGATGGGAAACGGCTCCAGGCATCCATCGTTTTGCCGTGCCACAAGCACGCTTGCGGCATAGGCATCCCACTCCACAGCGCACACGCAGCGCCATCCCAGGAGCTTCCCTCCGAGAATGCCACCACCAGCGCCCGCGAAAAGAGCCAGCTCATTCACGCCGCCTCCTTCCCATGCTGAGCGAGCCAGCGGCGGACCTGCGCCTTGTCACTGGCGACCATTTGCGGCCAGCCGGGCACAGTGCCCTCCCAGCCATCACCCCAAAGGGCGGTCATGGCCTGCTCATAGCCGTCCGGCGGAAGCTCCACCGTGAGCGGCGGCGCTTCTTTTTTCGCGCCAAAGCTATCCGAGAAGGCTTGGAAGGGTGTCTTGCCGCGCAGATCACCACCGCGATCCTGCTCCTTGGCGAGCCAGTTGGTGACGAACTTCCGCCAGTTGCTCTTGCGGGCCTTGGCCTTGTTGGCCTTCAGCCACTGCTCCATGGCGAGCATCTGCCGCCGGATGTCGCAGGCCGGGTAAGCGCCCGCCAGCTCATCCATGAGCGTGTCCGTGAACCCCGTCCAGCCCGTGTCCGGTGCCCAGGCCAAGTCTTCCACCACCGCCCCCCTTTTGTTTTTTTCGCCAGAACCTTCTGAGGCGGCTGTGGCGGAGCCTTCGGGATCCTCGGCCGTCGGCTCAGCACCGTGAGGTGCGAGCAAGAGTAGATTGGTTGCTGGTTGTTGGTTGTTGGTTGTTGGAACGTGCGCGCGAGGCATTGCATCCGACCCTGCATTTTGGATGCGTTCGCAATGCGTCTGCATTGCGTCTGCATTGCGCCTGCTCTTCCAGCTTTCGTCCGCTGCCTTCTTGGCTTTGGCCTGCTTGTCGCGGAAGTCGGCGATCTCTTCGAGCACGCGTTTCTGTGTCCAGCCGGACTCCTCACGGGTGAAAAATTCGTCACGCACGGCCAGCACGGCCTTCTGTTCGGCCTTGTCGAAGGCTCCACAGAGCCGGAAAAGCACCTTTTCATCCTCGGGCAGCGGCTTTTCGGAGGCATAGCACCAGTCGAGCATGAGGGTGAAAGCGCCGTGCTCCAGGATGGAGAGGTGCCGAGTGTCCTTGGCGTAATCGCCGATGTGTCTCCAATACTTGTGCATCAGGGCAGGGGAGTGAAGTGTTTCTCGAGCCAAGCGCGGCTCATGACGCCATGGCCGCCGGTGTCGAGGTTTTGGTAATCGACGGTGCCGCGGGTAATGTAGGTGAGGCGGACGCGCGTGCCCGTGGCATCACGCCAGATGGCACGCACGACGGGAACAGCGGCGGCTCCAGCACGTCGAACACGCGCCGGTTTTTTTTGATCATGGCCGGCCACGGGAGCCGTTGCCGATACAGGGTGCGCCAGAGCGTGGTCGGCTTGACGCGGAGATTGGCGGCGGATTCGCGCACCCAGGCGGTGAGTTTCATGGCTCATAGAGTTTTGTCGGCTTTGGCAATGATTTGCCGCTCGATGATCTTGGCCGCAGACTGGGCAAAGGCGGTGACGGTGGCCTCAAAAGCCTGCTGCATGGGGCCGTAACTTTTGCTGGCATCGCCAGAGAAGCAGACGGTGCCCGCCTGCGTGATGTTGATCGTGGCCATGGGCCAAGGCTCAAGCACGCGGGTCTGCGCATTCGGTTTGTGCCGGAGCACCTGAATGGTGAACTCAGGCGGTGAGGAGTCAGTTGGGGAGTCGTTGTCGTTCATGGGGAAAATTCAAAGCAAATGACCATGGGTGCGCTGCATGCGGGCGTGCTGCTGGCGCATGCGCTCCTCGCAGGCGGTGATGGCGTTGGCACAGGCCAGGGCGCCGCATTTGGCGACGGCGAGCTCCATGCTCAGCGCCAAGCGCTCGGTTGGGCTCACATCGGGATCGGGCAGCAAATCGCGGATGACGCGGATCTGCTCGCTCCATTCGTCCAGTTTGGCGCGCTGGTGCAGCAGCTCGTGCACGGGACGCTCACGCACGGCCGCGGTGGCCGGGGCGGTGTCCCAAAGGCTGACGGTGGCCGTGCTCATGCCGCGCCCCCCTTTTTTTGGGTTTGTCCTGCCAGCCACAAGGCTGCTCCATGCAATCGCGCGGATGGGCAAGCCAGCACTGCGGGCATTTCCACTCCGGCACCGGTCCTTCAAACACCAGCGCGCCGCCCTTTTTTTTGCGGCACGCCAAAACAGCCGGAAGCGCAAGCGTCGAGCAATCCAGCCCAGCCGC